GTTTGAAGTTGGCACCCTGCCAGAAGTCGAATGGATCAATTGCTTCCTCATCTTCAAACTCAGGTTGCATAGCAGCAGTGAGTTTGTCAAAGATCTTCTTGCCATACTTATACAGCATGACCTTGCCTTCGTTTTGAGGGTTGGCAGGATCCTTAACAACGTAAATGTTGCTAAAGTAAGTCAGTTTACGCTTCTGCTTACGTGCAGTTTCTTTACCAGCATCGGTGCCGTTGTTCCACAGTTGAGTGTTGTACTCAGACACAGGGTCCTTCTGACCCATAGTGGTCAGAGAGTTCTCAATGTACCAACCACCAGGACCTTGGAAGGCGTGGGAGTACAGTTTCTGGAACGGAAGGTCTTCACCATTAGGAGCAGGCAAGAAACGAATAACGGCATAACCGTTACCACTCTTATCTACTTCCAGTTTCCATACACGATCATCACCTGATGCATTAGTATTGCTCATCTTCTCAACTTCCTTGACCAGTTTGCTAGTCAAGTTGCCAAGCTTAGATTGCTTCTTAAGATCTGCGAAAGACATTTGGATACCTCGGATTAATTGGATTTGTAGGATTTACTTGGATAGTATAGCGAAATTTCGATCAGGCGTCAATGTTTTTTTCAAGTGCCTCAATCGTTTTTTGCATACTGTCGAATAATAAGGTCACATCTGTGTCGGCAGGAAATCCCATCGTCATAATGGACTTACGAAGGTTTTCTTTCATTTCGATCGCTTGAGGATCGTCAGAAAGAGACAACCTAGTATACATCACTTGCTGTAAACTCAGCAAGGTCTTCAACTTTTCAATATGATCTAACTGTTCAGATCTATCCATTGCACTAAAAGCGAATACACTAGTGTAGATAGACTCTTGTAAAGTGTTAATCTCTTTTAGTTCTTCTTGGACAATATCGGAGTTAAAAAAACTACTCATTTACAATGGACCTAATAATGCTTTTGAAGTTAGATACGTTAATATTTAGAAAGGGTTTATATTTTTTGATTTTCAAACTGACGGTTTCCCACACTGGGTCGTCTAGTTTCTTGTCAAACCTCTCTCTAAACTCAAAAATTATATCATAGATGACAAGAGTGTCAAGACTTATTTCGCCACCAAGGAATTTTTTTAGTATCGGAGGGTGTCCCTTGGAACAATCGAAGAGTTCTTCCAATTCTTTCTGACAGAGCAATTCTCTGCTTTGTTCTTTGAACAAGTAAGTAGAACTCTGTTTCCTCTTTTTCCAATCGGCGTAAGTCCTTTCGCCAGAATTGATAATTTCTCCAATCCATAAGTTTTGTGGGTTGTCTGCTGCAGCAAAATTAGATACTAAAAAATCTACGACCTCTTGATCAGAGTATTTACGACTGGTTTTCTCAAACCAATACTTATCTTTCCTTTTATTGAAAGAAGTCACAGTGGCGCGAGTCTTCGCACCATATTTAAAAAAATCGTATTTTGGATTTGTAAAATGATTTTTTAGTGACAAATAATGCTGATAGGTCTCAAAGGGAGTCACTTTCGGTTTCATCAATTTCTTCAAAATCGTCAATATATTTGACAGGAACTTCGTGCTCATTAGCAATAAGATACCAGTGTTCGCCATCACGAACACCAAGGTATTTCATTTGTTCCTCATCAAAATGTTTTTCACGCATTGCTGCCTGAATTTTCAAATGTAATAGTTCATCACGAGAAATCATAAGTCACAGAGGCAGTTTTGCTCTCGATGTTTTTTTCATAAAGTTGAGACGAATAGCGTCCCATTTAAGTCTTTCTTTCAACGGTTTTGAAATGAGTTTCGTTACCGATTCTACTTCAAGTGCATTGACTTCGCAATAGTGGCAAATAGCGTCAATATAATTGATCTGTTCTTCGGCAACAATTTTTTCAATCTCCAAAGCAAACTTTGAAGGAGTCAAGAATTTACTCTCGATCGCTTGTTCTAATTCTTTATTTGGTTCCATAGAGCTCCAATTTATCTCTAACAAACTTTCTAATGTATTCGGTAAGAAGTTTGATGTACTTTGATTTGTCTCGCTCTTCGTAGACGACACATTCTCCATTTTCACAGGCCATAATGATTACAAGTTTTTTGACAGAAATACCTGTCAGTTCATACAACATACAACCGTATGCCATACATTGTACGAAATAGTGATCGATCCACTCTCGTGGTTTCGGTTTTGCTGATGTCTTAAAGTCAATTATTGCTAACTCGCCTTCATATTCAGCGATACAATCTACTGTCCCTGCAATGCCTAATTGTTTGCTGTACAGGGAACCTTCTAGAGTGTGAATATTATTTATAAGTTTTAGTTTTTCTTTAGAAATATTGAAAAGAAATTTTGAGATGGGTGGAACCTCTGGAAGGTCCTCGTTTTTTAGGTGATGTTCAGTCAAAGTGTGCATATCAGTGCCACGTTTTGTAGCACGTTTTGTGATACGTTCTGCTTCTTCGTTACCAACTCTTTTTCTCCACTTAACAAAGATTTCTTTGTTGAAGTGACTAGTTACTGATGTAATTGAAACTAACTTAAGAAGTTCTTCTTCATCAGGCACTGAGTAGTATCGGACACCATCAATAGTCTCCCTAGAAAGTTTTGGGAGATCAACATTTACGTGATTAAAATTCATGCCAAACTACTGCATTCCTCGGATAATAATTTTGATTAGGTTCTTTTATGAAATAATACAATGCTATTGAATATCTGTCAATATGTGAAGGAGTTTGTAGAGGGTGTGGATGACCGTGAATAGAATTATCAGATAAAGTAAAGATTACTGCTCTGTTCATAAGAGGGGTAATCTTTTGCTCTAATTTCTTCTCTTGATGATCCCACAACTCAAGATGTCCTCCCCATCTATCCAACCACTGTGGATTCAAATATAGAAGAAGGTTCAAAACTCTGAAGTTTCCAGTTGCACCGTGAATATTGTAATCAACGTGCAATGACAACTTACCGCCTGTCTTAATTTTATGGCATCCTGCACCAAACAAATCGGGATCTGGGAGAATATCCTTAATACCGGTCAGATTACTCAAAAACTTTGTAAATCTAGGAGTGTTCAAGTGCTGTAAAACACTATAAACAGTTGGGGATTGTAAAAACAGGTTCTCTACACTATTTGAGTTGTATGGAGTATACCACTTATTGACTTGATGTGGAGCCATATATTCATTTGATGCTGATTCACACCCCCAATCCTCATGCTTCTTCAATTCAGAGAAGCACTGTGAAGCACAATCTGAATTGAGGAAGTTGTCGATAACAATACTTGGGAAAGGTTTTGATTTTGCGTATGTATATGCTAGTTTCTTTCCCAGATCATAATCATCAAATATTTGCATCAAAACCTGCTTCCAGTTTAGCAACAAGATATTCCTTACACAGACCTGAACGGACAATATCGTCCAGACCAAATTCGATAATATCAAATGAGTTCATAGAACGGAGAATCCGCATAAAATCGTGGATTCCATTCTTCTCGTTAGTTTTCTGCAAATCAGTTTGTGTAGCATCACCACAGAAACAAATACGTGTGTTCTCGCCAACACGAGTGATAATACTATCAAGTTCGTGGAAGTTGAGATTTTGAAACTCATCAACAATGACAATAGAATTATCAAGAGTAGTTCCACGAAGGAACGAAGTAGACCAAAATTTAATAGTGTTTTGAGATTTGAGATTACCATAGAGCATCTCAAAGTCTGCATCACTAGGCATCTGGAACATATACTTCACCATATTCTTGTATGGAATCTGATAGATGTCCGCCTTGTCTTCGTGGTCTCCAGGTAAGAAACCAATCTCTCTGGTCGCTACAAGCGATCGTACAAGGTAGATGTGCTCGTAAGGTGTAGATTCATTCAAAACATCTTTGAGAGCGTTGTAGAGTGTGATAAAGGTTTTTCCTGTACCAGCACAACCATAGGCAACAATCTGCTTACCTTCTTGATAGGAATCAAACAATCGTTTCTGATTATCTGTAAGAGGATCAATATTCATCAGGTAACTAGAACCTAATGGTTTCTTCCTCTTCATCTGTTTTGTGGTTAGACCAACTCCAATTGGTTGATCCTCTGATGCTCTTTTTCTTCTTGCCATATTAAAGTTTTTTTACTCTCGAACCAGGTGCTTTTTGTGCCTTTGCCAGAACATCATTCCAACCAGGATTTTTACTGATGAGTTTATCTTTCCACTCACCAACTTCACCAACTCCAGGTGCATTTTCTGGAGTATAGTATCTTTCCCATTCTGGATTCTCTTCTTTCCACTGATCCCAATCGTGGACGCTCATTCTCACGTCTTTAGTTTCGCCAGTTTCAATATGCTTTACTGGATAAGTTGCCATAATAAGTCTCAATGTGTTGTATTTAGACCCACTCAAGTGCTTCTGCACAAGTTGGGAATTGTTCGATAAAGATCTTTTTGCAACCCTCTGCAAGATCCATATGTTCCTTTTGAGTACCGTTAGCAGTCCTCAGAGTTATATAATGGATCCACGACCGACAAGAACCGGACATATAGATTTTTGTGGGCACGGCGAGGGGAAGCACAAAACGAGCACACTCCTTTGCAATACCATACTCAAGCATCTCCTGATAGAGTTTCATACCTTCATCAAAATGATTTTGCATCTTGATCTGAAACTCTTGTCGGACAAACGGATCAATATCATCAATAGAGTTTTGACGATTCTTTGTATCCTGTCTGCGAAGTTCAGGTAGAGGAATCTTGTCTGCCAACATAGAACTGTCGGCATACCGTTGTGAAAATTCTTGATATGTAAATGAACGGTGACGGAGCACTTGAGCTGCCACACCTCTGGTAGTTTCTAGTTCCAGAGTCATAAATGACTGTTCAAATACACTCCAATGATTGTGCTTGATACAATAACCCAACAACTTTGCATAGTTGGGATTCTCTTGATTACTTGGATTAGACACACGAGCAACGTATGCCATCATCTTCTCCGCATCGGGAGTTACACTAATCAGTTTTACGCTCATCTTTTACCAAATCCTTTTTTCTGTGCCAAATCAATCTCTGCAATTTGTTGCTTTAAAACTCGCAACTGTGTTTTCATCTCACGAAGTTTTTCTTCAGAAAAGAGATGTTCTTGTTTTACCAGATCTTCAAGAGTTCTGATAAGTGTTTTAGTTCTGCTCACCATTAGTCTGGATACCCGTCGTCGTCATCAAAAACTTCATCGTAGTCACGAAGTGCTGTTGCTACTTCTTCATAGTTCATATAACGCTGTTTATCAGCATATACTTCAGTCTTTAGACTGTCAACTAGAAGTTCTAGATTACGGACTATCAGTTTTAGTTTGTCTCTGTCCATAAAGCATTATTCGCTGTGTTTATTTTAGCATAAAAAAAGGGGGCAATCAAGCCCCTGTGTCCAATAGAATTTTGCAAATTCTTTTACAAGTCCCTTGGTCGTCATCGCATTCAATAAGGCAGTCAAAATAGTCGTTTACTAGATCTAATTCTTCATTACATCTATCGATCGTACTCCATTCTGCCAACTGATTGCGAGAAATGAGATTGTGCATCTCAACCTCCACAATTGATCGTTGTCATAATAAACGTTTAGATTTCAGTGCATACGCGAAACCTTAATTCTATACTATCTAGACAACTTTGTGTTAATTCACTAACATTTGTTAATTCTTTACATAAAGACAAAAAAAGAGAGGTGTGAAACCTCTCTTTGATAATCACTTGCTGTAGGTCTTACCGCGATAACAGAATGTACCGTGGGTTTCCTTGCTCTCTACACAACGAGTATCATACTCAACACCACGATATGTAGTGTGAGTGATCTGAGCGTCGTGAAGTGCAGATGCCTTGTTAATCTGCTTACGAATGAGATTAAGTGTGTTCATAAGTTTACTCCTAAAGTAGTTGGATTTTTAGGTCCGTTCCTTTAGTCGTTTGCGTCCCATGGACAATTAGGAGTTGCCTCTTTCATTGTATCGATCAGTTCAACCTTAACAAAATTATCCAAATTCTCATTTGCTTTGATTCTGAGCATTATAGCATCAGCATCTTCACAAAGAAGACTGGAATAAAGAAGAAGATCTACCATAGGATGAACGCTCCGTTCCGCGACTTACTTGCGTCCCACCCGAAAGTGGGATGAACGTAGGTCTATTATAGACCACATGCACTATTTAGTCAAGACTTATTGTATCCGTCGTTACCTTTTTTCTG